TGCAGGGGTGATTACGAAAGGCACCCTTCTCAGTAGCATAGGGAGTCCCGTCTGCTTTAGGAAGAGTGCCAAAACCATGACCCCATTTGTCAGAGCATACGATGGCAAGCATCTGACAGGTCTCTAAGGGCATCTTGACGATGTGTTTGTCAGGTAAGGCTTTTGCAGATTTATATGGACTGAAATCTGTCACAAAAATATTCATAATATAAACTTAGATACTTAGTGATTTGGAGAACTCATAAAAAAGTCATTCAAATAATCTTCACTGAAGAACCTCATGAGATACGCCACACCAAAGTCTAACGAACCTGGAGGAAAAACGTCAATGTTTTCTTCAAGAATCTTCTTAGCATCCAGAAGTCTCTGCATACCACATACTTGTGCTGTGGCCTTTGAGATTTCCATAAACTCTTCAAAGTCTTCTTCATTATTGTTTTTTACACCACTCACATAAAGTTCTCTAGCCCTACGAAGAAGTTCTTCTGTCTTTGGTTTGAATGTAATGGTTTCATCCTTGAGTGGGATTTCCATTTTCTTCATACATGACATGCTGAACTTCATTGTCGCACGAGTGACTTCAACAGGATATGCATCCTCAGTTTTATCACGGAATGAATGCTGAATGATTCCATTCGTACATTCCATAACTCTGAGAATAGCAATTTTTTTTAGTTCACTATCTGTGAGTTCGTTGTATTTTTCTTTCCAGTCTGTCATGATCCAAAAGTAGAATCGGGTTCAAGTGCAATCCAATACTTGACTTCAACGTTTTTATTACTGAAGCAAGACAGAAGTTTCTCAGACACTACGACATCATAGTTACCAGGAATAATTTTTAAGTTCTCTTCTTTGAAGTTAAATACAAAATCTAGATTAGTCTCACCAACAATAATCTCATGAACATCTGATGTATCATTCTTCTTGTCACGAGCAACAAGTTTTACAACACCATTATCACCAATCACAGAAATATCAGGAAGTTGGAGTACCGATGCAGCCTTCTTGAGTTTCTCAAGTTGTTGACTTGTCAAATGAAAGCAAACATCCTCAGTAGGAAGAGTAATGTCTTTTTCTGGAGGTGCGACAATCACAGAAGGATCTGCAAAGAAATACTCTGAACGTGAACGATCATCTTTGATTACAACATATTGATCATTCTCAAAATCTAAATCTGGAGAAGAATGAAGGGAAAGACCGTTCAAGAATCTGTTCAGGTCATAGATACCAAAATCTTTAGGAAACTCTTCGACAACATTTGCTTCTACCAAGATGTTTTTCATCACCGAAATAGAACGAAGTTTTTTTCCTTCTTTGAAGAGAATTGATTGATTGATAGAAGAAAAGTTCTTCAGGAGAGATACAGTGGATTCAGACAGTTTCATAATTTAGAAAGTTTCGTAATTACCTTTTGGTTGCTTGTTAATACCAGAGAAATGATATAGGAGAATACAATAGTGAATTGCCTTAAGGATGTCAAGTTTTGACTTACCAGCCTTCTTACCAAATCTCGAAAGGTACTTTATAGCATTTGAACGACAGAATGCTTCTGCATCACCAATACTATCAATCAGATCGAGTGTTTGTGTTTTACCATGCTCACCTGCATAATGTGCACTATATGTACCACTCAAATATTCTCTGATCTCTTTTAGAATTACATCCTCATCATATTTCCAAAAACCATTATTGTTATCAATATTGAGGTCAATAATGTCAGGTTCTTCACTACTCAAAATCAAATCTCCATCTATTAGGGGGGTATATTCATAACCCCCCTTTTCTTTCACCCATTCAGAATCACTCATATAATCGTATAAAAGGGACCACGCATTCATTATATCAGACTTCCTCCTTTTTGTCAACGATCTCAAAGTCAGCATCAACCTTATCATAGAGTTCAAGGAATGCAGTCTTAGTCTCATCATCAAATCTTGCGGTGCAAACATCAATTGCCTTTGACTTGTTATCAAAGATCTTATATGCATTCACAATGTGAACCAAACGACGAGTAGAAATTACCTCATCAATACCACCATCGTAGAAAGTCTTACGAATGATGTCTGCCCAGTCAACAAGATGAGTCACAAACTTATCATCATCACAAAGACGTGAAAGAATTTTTGCTTCAGTTGAAGGAGTCGGATAAGACTGTTCAAAGGTCACACAGAAACGTTCGAGGAAGGCTTCATTGAGAACGTTAGTTCCAATAAAGCGACCGTCATCACTGCCTTTACCCTTAGTATTTGCAGTTGCAATAACATTGAATCCCTCCTTAGGTGTTACATATTTACCGATCTTCTTCAGGAAGACACCCTTACCTTCAAGAATCGACTGAAGACAAAGAATCTTATTTGACGCAAGGTCAACTTCATCTAGAAGGAGAATAGCTCCCCTTTCCAGAGCCTCGATGACAGGACCATTATGCCAAACAGTCTCACCATTAACAAGACGAAAACCACCAATAAGATCATCTTCATCAGTCTCAATGGTGATGTTGACACGAATCAACTCCCTCTTGAGTTGGGCACAAGCCTGTTCAACAAGAAAAGTTTTACCGTTACCAGAGAGACCTGTAATAAACGCAGGGTAGAATAGATTGGACTTAATAATCTTTTTAATATCTGAGAAGTTACCAAAGCTGACGAAGTTATCATCTTTCTGTGGGATAAGATCTTGTTCGATAGAAGGAATTACGGCAGGTGCCTGATAGGTTTGTTCCAATTTCTCACTGACAGTCAGATTCCACTTACCACGACCAACTTTGTACTCATCAAGTCTTTTTGTTACAGTCTGATAGTTAGAACTATTCATAGCACACCATGCTTTAATGTCAGCAGTGGTTACATTTTCACCATAAAGTTCTTGAAGTGAGGAAACAACGAATTCAGTGGAAAGTGTCATAATGTGATGTGTGTTCAACAAAGCTATAATAGGACAAAACCACCCGTGTGACTGGGTGGTTGTGACAGTTCTTGGATCGGCTCAACTGATGATGTCTACAAACTGGCTCAGTACCTTTTTATTTAGTGACTTAGAGTTAAGATTCTTAACAAATGCTGCTTTGATCTTACTCTTAGATGCACCTTCCTCAACATCAAAGTCAGTTTGATTATCAAGAGCAGTAGAAAGGATACCAAAATAAGAAGTATATCCACTAGTTTTGATTGATACAGACTTGTCCTTTCTAATCTTCTTGTAAGATTCATCAGTCAGATTTTTATCATACTTACGGATAAAGGACTTGAAATCTGAGGGTGCACTAATACGAATTCCAATGGTATTCACATCAGGATGTACCTGTTTCAGATCATTCAAAAGAAGTTCAGTGAATTTGTAGTACTGATACTCAATTTTATAAGTATGTCCAGTCTTACGATTACGAAGATAGTCACCGGTATAAGTACGATTAGCACCAATATTCTCTTTACCGTTGTATTCCCAGTACTTGTAGTAAGGTAGAGCATTTGATTCACCATCTGTAAGGATGACAACATTCACTTTTTGTACTGCATACTTTTTTTTGAACTGTGGAATAATATCATGAAGACAGATAATGGTTTCATTCAAAGGTGTTCCAGACAAGTTGTAACCAGGAGGAATAGAATATTCAACCCAGGTACACAAACTCGCGACAAGACGCCACACAGACTTCATATGTCTATCCAAATCTCTTCTACTTACATCACTACTGAAGAAGTGAAGAAGATTGAAATCTGGTTGAACAATGAAGTCATATTCTTTGACTTCCTGATAAGGACTCTCTTTATAGGAGTCTCTTACTTCCCGAATATAATTATTGGTGAATGCATAAACATCAAACGGGATGTTTACTTTACTACAGAACCAGATAAGATTGTACAACTGTTTGATAGTCTCTGTCAGGCAATTAGACATTGATCCAGACCAATCAAGAATGAAGATCAGACCATGATTCTTACCATTAGGAATCACATTTACCTTTTTGAACAGATCCTCATTGTACTTGTAGGTATGAAGTTTGGTACAATCAAGAGTTCCAGTCTTTGAAGTAAAAGAACGAGAGTATGCATCTGCAGATTTTTTACATTCAAACTCCTTGACAAGATAGTTTACTTCCTTGTTAGAGGACTTCTTGAATTTTGCAAATTCACTATCAGGACCAGAGAAATCTTTTGGAGGAGAAACCATATTTTCTTTACGATATGCACAAAAGTATTCTTTAGGTGTAGAACAATCTGCCCAGTATTCATCCAATTCTTTGTGAATTGATTTGTTGGAAATAATGACTTTTTGAGTATCAATTTTTGGAATCTCAAGATAGTTACTACTACGACCACTATCAAGATTACCATTGAATTCTGCAGTGCCTTCCTCAAACATAGAGTCAGTCTGAACTTTAGGTTCTTCTTCAACAGTATCAGTGGTATTAGGATTATTATCCCTTTCACCTTCACCTGCACTTTGAGATCCTTCAATTGAATTAGAAGTTTCTTCAGTCTCTACAGATTCCTGACTCTCCTCATTATCTTCTTCTGAAGATTGTGTCTCACCATTAGGATTGGGGAGAGAAATGTTCTCAATTTTTTCTTTGGTTTCTCCTTTACAATACTTGTAAAGTTCTTCTGCAACCATTACTGCATCAGCAAATGTTTCAGTTTCAGACATCATAGTCAGAATTTCTTTCTCTTTGGAAGTGAAAGGAATATCAATGAAGTTACCAATCTTGAAATAAAGATTTGCACGATCGGCAAGATTCATATCATCAATATTTGCTTCTTTCAAAGCAAAGAAATCATTTTCTGAAAGTTCCTCATAACCTTTATAGAAACTTTTAGAAAGACCTGGATATCTACGTTTCATCAGTTTCTCAATACGTGCATCTTCTACAACGTTGACAAACTGTTTAGGCACACGATCTTCCCAACTCCAGTCATTAGGTGTGAACAATGCGTGTCCTACCTCATGTCCAACCAACATATCGTAAACAACATTGGATGCTCTCTTCCACATTGGAAGTGTCAGAATTCTTTTCTCTACATCAAACTGAGCAGTCTCCACATTACGATTCTCTACCACCATATTTTCTGTGGCAAGAAGTTTTGCAAGGTGTGATTTGATTTCGTAGTTGATCATGGTGTTTGTCTCAATGAAGCTATGATACAACAAAACCCTCCCAGATATGGACGGGTATAGACAGTTTGAAAACTGGCCTATGAGATCTTTCTTGAGAAACCTTTATGTTTTTCAAACTTAACTACCTCATCAAATCTATCTTCCATACCGGACTTATGACTGATAACAAATATATTTGTATCTTTGATAATATATCGAATAATTTTGAGAAACTCTTCAGTTCCAAATCCATCCAATGAACTATCAAAAACCTCATCAAGGATCATAAGATTTGTGTTGACTGAGTTTTTGACTCTTGCAATTTCTCTCCATGTGAATAGCAATGCTAAGTCTATCCTTTGTTTTTCACCTTCACTAAAAGATGAGTAAGAAAAGTCTTCATGTATTGGAGATTCAACAGTCTCGTTGAATTCATTATCTAAAGTAAAGTTGATGTAAAAGTCCATCAACTGAAGATACTTATTTACTTGTTGATTGATGAGTGGTAAGTACTTATTGATAATCTTTGCTTTGACTCCACCATCTTTTAGAAGACTGTAGATGAAATCGTAATAGGAAATTTTATCTTTACTCTTTACTAGATCATCATAAGTCTTATTCAGATTATCACGCAATTCTTCTAACTTCTTATGTTCAATATTTCGGTTCTCGACTTGACTGGTAATAGTTTGAATTTCAGATTCAAGTCCTCTGATCTGTTTTTGATAACCAGTGA